CCACAGTCCACATCATCACAATCGCAGTCCTCGGCGCAACACTCGCAGCACCCGTCCCCTGCTTCACTCAGCATCAGCGAACGCCTCCCGCCACCCTTCCCGATCCGCCCATGCCTCTATCCCAGCCTGGTCGGCAACAACCTTCCCAGCCTGGTCGGCAACAACCTTCCCAGCCTGGTCGGCAACAACCTTGCCAGTCCCATTGTCAACCTCAATTCCTCGACCCGACTCGCCCCACGTCGATCCCGCACCCTGCACGTTCAGACCCGACGCGATCACCGCATCCAGCAGCACCCCAGCACCCTTCAAGTGCTTGCTCGGGAGCACCACCCCATCCGTGTCGAACGTCTGTTCCCATGCCCGCCGGTACCGGAACACCCGCCGCGCAATCCGCTTCTCCACCCGCTCGTGCGCGTTCGGTTTCGGCGCAAAGGCCGAAGCGATCATCAACCACGGCCGCTTACCCCGTGCACGTCGCCAGATCGACGGCGGTGGATACGCCCGCACGTAGTGGACGACCGCCGTCAGCGTCCGCAGTTGCAGATCAACAAACGTCACGTCCTGCGCCGTCCACACCCACTCACACGCCAGCTTCCGGCTCTGCTGCAGCGTCCACATCAGCCCCACCGGAAAGTCCTTCCACAGCCGCGCCGGCATGATGACCCCCACCTCATCCAGCAACAGCACCAGACCCCGCCCCTCGTCCCGTAGCTCGAACGCCCGCCGCATCAGTGCCCCCAGGTCCAGTCCGTCATCGTTCACCGGCAACAGCTCGTGCTCGTGCCGATGCACTCCTTCCTTGCACAGCTTCCCGCAGACCACCGGAATGTTCGACAGCAGCAGCGCGTTCCGCGCCCGTGCGAGCTCGAGCGCGTGCTGCACCGCAAGCGTCGTCTTGCCTGCTCCGATCGTCCCCACGTACCCCTCGATGATCCCGTACTGCCCGCCCCCTCGGGCTACAAACCCCACCGCGAACACCAGCACGACCACCACCACCACGACGACCCCCACGACCGGCAGCACCCATGCCACCGACGCCAACCAGTCCCCGACGTCGCCCCACAGCCCGCCCCCGAACGGATTGCCCTCCATCACTCGCTCGGATCGCCGTCAATGTCCGACGGACAGCCCGCCGCTCGCCGCTCCTCCTCCGTCACCACGGACACCGGCACCACCACATCGTTCGCGTACCCCTCAAAGTGACACGCCGGCCCCTCAACCCACATCGTGACCGGCCGCGCTTGCGTCGTCAGCACCATCCCCCACAACCAGACCACCAACCCCAGCACTGCCCAACGCAACCACCACGCCGACTCCCGTTGATGCGCCAGAACCGCCGTTCGGTCCATCAGGACGCCTTGAACGGCACGGCGTCCCACAACGTCAGCACCAGCCGCGCGGCGAACACCAAGACGTACACCCCCAGGATCATCCCCGCCACCGCGAGCCCATCGCTGATCGGCAAAAACCCGTTCAGCCAGTTGTAGGCCAACAGCCACCCCGACGCAATCTCGATATTCAAATCCCCCGCCGCGGGCAGCACCGAACGCAGCAGCGACGACAGCATCCCCAACATCTGATCCAGCAACCGCTCCAGGATCATTCCACCGACCCACCGCCACCGACCGCCCGCATCAGCACCCGCAACACCGCCACCGCCCCCAGAATCCACACCAGCGCCGCGAGCACCCACCGGAACTGCGCCAGCCCATCCGCTATATCCGTCGGTACCTCCATCTCCACTTCCCGCGTGCCCCCGCCCTCTTCCGGCGCAAACCACGGCAACGTAAACGCCAGCGACCACTCATCGCCGGCCGCTCCTGCCATCGCGCCGGCCAACGCATCGTTGACCTGAGACACGTACCCGAACGGCGCAAGACTCTTCATGTCGTCCACGAACGCCCCCGCCGACTCACCAAACCCCGCGCCTGGCACTAGAAGATCCGTCAGCCCATTGAGGATCGTCGTGCCGAGGTTCACCAGCCCATCGTTCACCTGCCCCAGCAGACACCCCGTCCACATCGCGTAATCGAGCGGGTTCACTGACGGCCACGGTCCGTTGCACGACGCACCAGGCCGATACGGGATCGCCGGCTTACACGTCCCACTGACCGGACCAGGAAGCTGCCCAGCCGGACAGACCGTACCTACCGGCGAGCTCGTCGGCCCTGCCGAACTTGACGACGACGGCGACGGACTCGGCGTCGCTCCCGCCTGAGCCCCACCAACCGTGATCGTCCCCGCCCAATCGACCGTACCCGTCGATGCCGCTCCATTCAGCGTATTGACCACCATCAGGTAGTACGGTTTCGCCGTACACGTCCCCCCTTCACTCCCCGTCCACGATCCGCTAAACGACAGCCCCGTGAACGTCCCGTTGCTCACGAACACCGATACCATCGTTGCCTTCAACGACAGCCCGCTCCACGTGTCCGGGTCGGCACCGCAGTAGACGTACATTCGCCGGTACTTCGCCGATGACGAGCCCGTCACCGTCAACGACACGTCCGATGCCTGCACCGTCATCGTGCCATCCGTGTACGGGTGATAGCCCCACCACAACCGACACGACGCATCCGACGCTGGCGACGTTGCAGTAAACGCGAACGTCCCCGATCCCGTGTAGTTCGGCCCGCAGAAAGCCGGCGGGACCGGCGTCGGACTCGGCGTCGGCCCCGCACACGCAGGCGCATTCCACGGCCCCGGTGTAGCCGGCGCGATGTAGTCCACGCAGATCGTCGGGACCGGCGTCATCCCCTCAAAGCACGGCCCAATCAGCCCCGACGCCGGATCACAGTAGCTGCCGCTCGCGTTCGGACCCGGCGTCGTCGTCGGCTCCGGCGTCTGACCCGAGGGCGACGGCGACGGTGAAGGCGGGTTGGTCGCACCCGGCGCACCGCCCGGAGGCACAGTCGCCGTCGGGTCGATCCGCGTCAGAGTGAACACCTGGTAGCTGACCTTCATCGCCGCGCCGTAGCGCAGGTGCAACTCACACGATCGCGGCGAACTTGTCCCGATCAACCCCAGGTTCGGCGCGTTCGCGTACGTCGCAACCCACGGACCGTACAGACGCACCGTCTGACCGTTGAACGTCCCCAGCGTCGCGCTGTAGTTGATCGAACCGCACTTCCACCACACCACCCAGGAAAACGTACTGCCCGGTGACGCCTCGATGACCACCCAGGCCGACGCGAACTGATCCTCTCCAACCCATACCCCGCCCAATATCCACTCGCCGCCCGCGTTGTCCTCGTATGTCTTGTACCCCGAGTCGTACGCGATCGACCAGTCCAGCGCCCGCGCCTTCTGACCCGGCGGCACCAACACCAGCGCCACCACAACCAGCAGCGCTAGCAATCCGACCCGCTTCCGCGACACCCCTACTCCCACCTTCCAGTGCGAGTCGAGACGGCTCCAGGACAACAAACCGGGCCGACCCTCGTCAACTTCCGGCTCCTGGAGCCGTCTCCACTCCTACCGGATCATCCCAAGAGCTTTCAGCGCAAGCCGCGCACCCTTGAATGTGACCCGGATCAGCCCCGCCACGACGAACACCGCCGCGATCGAGGCCGCGACACCCGCGACCAGCCCGACCACTGCCGCTGCAATGTCCGTGCTGTAGTCCACGACCGCCACGTCCGTTGCGAACACGACCGCGCTGACCACCAGCGCAGCCACCAGGCCGCTCACCGCGGCCAGCATCTTTCGCACCATTCCCACACACCTCCTTTCTTCCGTATTCACCGTCGGTACATCACCGTCAGTGCAACAGCAACCGCACCCGCGACCATGCCCTCCACCATCGCAAAGAGCAACGTACGCACGAGCGCGTGCGGATCGGTCAACACATCACCGACCCAGGAGAAGTCCATCAGTCCAGCAGCCCCAACGCTTCAATCGCCTTCACGAACGCCGCCAACGTGACCCCGATCAACACCCAGGCCAGCACAAGCGCTTCCATCACCCGTTGCTCCATGCGCCGACCAACCCCACCAGGAGCCCCGTCGCAATCAGCCCACTCCCAAGCCCCGGTCGTCCCGCCAGCGCCACCGCCCGCGCCGCCACCAAGACCAGCCCCACCACTCCCACCTTCGCCGCCACCAGCACCCACGGCCCGCCAACCGCCACCGCCCGCACCACCGGATTGAGCTCACCCCCTGGCCCCATGTGCCAGTACGTCACCAGGTCCGCGCCCTGCGCCGCTACCAATCCAGCCACCAGCGCCCACCTCACCGCCGGAACGCCGCCGCCACAGCCAGCGCACCGAGCAAGAACAGCCCCAGCGCCCCAACCGTCACCACCGCCACCAGCAGCAGATTCAGCGTGTCCGCTGCCGTCCCCGCAAACCCGATCACTTGCACCGTACACGGTCCTTCCGTTGGCGTCGGACTCGGCGTCGGCGTCGGTGTCGGAGTCGGAGCCCACGTCGGACACGGCGCACTCCCCGCTCCCGCTCCACCGAGCGGCGCCATCGCAAACCGACTCACTACATCTGTATTCACCACCGAGCCCGACGTCACCCCCGTAATCGACGCCTCTACGTAGTCCCCATCCGCCATCCACAGCACCACGTTCAGCCCCGCGATGTACTGCCCCGTCCCCACATACGCGACCAGACTCCCGTTGTGCTGCACCCGAAACCGCGCCGTCCCGCCGCCGTTCGAGTATTCCGTCCACAGACTCACCGAGAACCACCGACCCCCCAGCCCCGTCGGCACGGTCAACCGACCCGTCGCCGTGACCATCGAGTGATACCCGTCGTCGTCCTTCGTCTCCGTATTCCACAAGATCACCTGCGGATTCGTCGTCACCACCTGCGACGACGAGAACCGCACCTCCACCCCCGGGTCCGCTCCCCACGCCACCCCGCCCGGCACCAAGCCCACCAGCACCACAGCAAGCAGCGCGGCCCAGACAACCCGGACCGCGCCCCTTGCCTTCACGACACTACGTCCGCGTCGCACCGTTGAAGCTCACCCGACCCGGCCGACCATCGGCCCAGGGACCCCGGGCGTACACGCCCAGGATTACCGGCTCATCTCGCTGCGCCAGCGCCACCGACTCCGGCACGTCGGCCAGCGTCGGATACTCCACCACGAGCACCGAGTCGCCGACCAGGAGCTTCACCTTCGCCCAGCTCATGCCCTCCGACCCGTCCCGCTTCTTGTACGGCTCCTGATCCGTCACCGAGAGGAACGCCCCAAACAAGAACAGCCCTTGCCCCGGGACCTCAACCATCGTCGCTGCCAT